CCATTTTTTCAAGCTCCGCAGTTGTTACACCGGCAGCGCCCCCAGTAGCTTTAATCGTTTGCGCAACTTTAGCAACCGCCGAAGCTTGTTCACCGGCGATCCCTACAGACTCCTTTAGTATGCTGTTAATTTTAGAGAAAATGAAAAGACCACCGGCAGCCCCGGCCAGTGTCTTTAAATTTAGACCCAATCCAGTAGAGGCTTTCTGAGTTTTTTTAAATTCGCTTTGTATCTTTTTGTTAGACTTAACAACATCACTTGAGAATTGTTTTACTTTTTTAGTGGCCCCTTTGTTATTGACCTCAATCCCAATTTCAACTTTTTTGCTGCCCATTAACGCCCCTGTTTAGCCTTCAATTCTGCTTTTATTTTTTCAGACTCTTCTTTGCTTTCTTTTATTTTAGATATCACTCTATCACAATATTGAACAATCTTCCAAAACTTTGAATTTTGCTCTAAAAAAGATTTTTCTGTCGGCCATTTGTTATAGTTTTTTAAAACAGTATAGCATTTAAAATAAAATTGTGCGTGAGCTGTGAGTAAATTAATTGGGCTTTCTGTCAAGTTAATTGCGCCAATTCCCTCACAATTTTGACACCCTTCACCAACACACGCCCAACATAATACAGGATATTCCCCGGCTTCGTGCGAATCAATCGCACCCTGAAAAATAGAAGTGAGGATCAGGAGTTTTTTAATTCATCCTCTTCGATATCAGCTAAAGCCCTTATTTTAGCGCTCAATTCTCGCCTTTGTGCTATTGGTATTTTCCTAAGTATATCAGACTTCCAAGGGGTCATTTTACCGGGATATTCAAAACCGTCTTTATCTCTAGAAAATATCACTTTTCCAAAGTTTTTTACCTTTTTAAGACCCATGTTTAGAACATGAAGAGAAATAGTTCCATATTGCATTTGGCCGTTAATCTGTACATTATCATCTAAAAAAGCCTCTTGCTCTATTGTTAGGCTCGTTAGAGTCCAGACTGTTTGTTCTTTTTCTGGTAGTTTCCTGTCACAAAGACAGATATACTCAAAATCTGAAAATGATTGTAATGGTTGCATAGTGTATCCCTTGTTAAAAAGGGAAATATAGAACTATTTGGCGCTAGTAGCTATAAGAAAGGGGCCTAATCAAAGAACCCCCCTCCCAACCTCTAGCGAAGGGATACGCTTTCGGAGTGAAAACTATATAAAAAGCATTTCCCATTCATCGTCATCGGTACCGGTACACATAGCTTCGACCTCAAGGCTAGTAATACCGTCTTTTTCACCTACGGGCAATGCTGCGAACTCAAGAGAATCAGCAAAGAACCAGACTAATTTGTCCAAAACTGTACCGACGCTCATTTGTAGTGCAACCTTAGTTCCTTGATCTAATTTATCAAAGAAATCAAAGGTAGCGGCCAGTTCATGCTCACAGCTAAGAGTGATTTTAGGCTCTCTTGAGGTAAGTTTGGCCCCTTCGATACCAGAATCACCAGTGGCGTTTCCGTTTTCACGTTGAACGATATTGTTTCCCATATCGAAATTAATACCAGAGAAAACAGGCTCAAAAGCATCTAGTTTAAGCTGAGAGTTTTTTACAATTGGAGGTGCCTCAGTTTCTTTTATGGTCACGGTCATTGTTTTATCGCCGATATCTTCTTTAGGGCCCTCAAATGCGAAATCAAGAAACATCGCTTTGTTTGCGGCAGCCTCAAAACTCATATTAGCCATTGCGGAGCGAGAGCCCCAGTGGAAGCCATCGTTTTCAAAATCAACAGTCGCAACTTCATGGCAGCCTGAGAATGGTTTAACCGCAAAACCTTTTACGGTAGGGGCAAGAGCTGAAGTTGTAGTCGCCCCGCTTATACTACCCGTTAAAACCTCACCAGAAACAAAAGTACCGGAAATTATATCAAAATGAATTTTTAACTCACCATTTAGAACAGGTTTCAATACTCGCCCAGTGGCTCCACTTGTCGTACCGGTTATGATATCACCTCTTACAAATTTGTTTCCTGTTATGGCTCCAATCGTAATACATGATAAAGCCCTATAACCACAACCAGAGGCAATCAAAGACCATGCGAATTCAAGATCTCTTTGAATGTAACCCACAGCGGTAGAATCGGACAAATCATCACCAGTGTCTGAATCTTTGTTTGGGTTAATGATTTCGATTACGTCAGAACCGTCATCCACATTTGTTATCAAAAAAGTACCGTTATTTATTGGATTTACGGCATTTATTACGGTGTAATACATACCTGGCAAAACATTGGAAAAATCTTCGCTACCATCATGAGATATATTATGAATGAAATCCGCGTCCCATCTAATTTGATCAATACCCATACCCTCAAGACTCGCCTCAACCCCATAGAAATCATCTGGCGTATTAGCCTCAACTCTGAAAGTAGTGTTAATTGCTTTTGTTGATTCTAGTGATCCGATATTAGATAAAGAAGCAAGGGCAACATCTCTTTTTTCTCTAGGTGCGTTATATTCAGGCGTTGCGCCGGCATAAACGCGCGCCCTGCCATCATTAGGGATTAATGTTACCGCCGTTCCGGGCACATCTTCTATTCGTCCTAAAATATTTATTTTTCTTGATAACAATGGGCAATTTGACATTATGCACCCCTCTGATTAAATAGTTTCACTTGGTTCACTTCTTTTAACTCTGTAATCTATTTCCCATTCCATTTCAATACGACCTGGACGGGCAACAATGTTTGTAAAAAATCTTTGGTCATTGAGTAAATCGGCTTTGGTCCAACCTTTGTCCTGTAAATCGGCGTGGCCCGCCTCAAGTACTCTTTGAAAGTCTTGCAATACTTTTGACAAAGCGAGCCTAGAATCTGGCTCTGTAACATTGTCCACGGTAATAATAAATTTGGCTGTGAGCGTGGCCGAATATGAATCAACCATTTGCTCATCAGCATCGAGAAAGTCCTCGTCGGTATAGTCTGTTTTAACATTTGGATATGTTTTTGAATTAGGTTTAAACTGATTGATATCATCATAATCAAAATTAAACCCCGTCCCAATAGACATGGCATCAATCTGTGAATCAATTTCGCTTGTAATATCATTTTTAATAGTCATTCTTGAGACTCTTCAATAGTGTTACCCATTGTGATCTGGTAAATATAATACTGGGCCTCGCGCCCTAAAAAACTGCGGTCAATTGGAAACATGTAACTGGAATCTTCAAAGCCATCTGGTGTAAAGCCTGATAGGACTCTGAGAATTTCCTGGGATACATCGTAAATCCCCTCTTGATTCGATTGTTTCCTTAAATTTTTCTTAATAATGTTGAATTGCCATGTATAAGCGGCTTGCTGAGTAAGTACCGTTTGGTTATTACCTTCGGGTGGTTCCCAGAAACTAGATTGAAACGCAACTAAAATAGCCCCGCCTTTGTGCTTCATTTGTCCGATATAGTTATCAAAACTTTCTGGATACGATCTAATTTCAATGCTCTTATTGGGCAATAGATCGGCCTGAAGCTTTGCTATGATCTTTTCTTCGTAGTCGTTTAAATCCATTAGCAGGGCCCGTTATAATAACCGTCTAAGAAGCCTTTACCATCCGGTTGGCTTACGAATATCTGAGATTTACCGGCTGTGCTGCCTTGACCAGATCCTTTATAAATACCGGCTGTGTTAGCTGTGCTAGTTGGATCATCAATTAAAAGAGTACCGGCCTGGACCATACCAAGCTTTTTGCGAACATCCTCAATATCATCTCTAAGAACATCAGGGATCTCAAGGTTTATTCTTCTTCGATATAATTGGTAAATGGCCAGTGAAACCGACCAATCCTTAACCGCTAGAGCAACGGTAGAAGTTACGGGCAAATCATGTTTGCCTCGTAAGTATGTATTAATTTCGTTATCTGCGCGTTCTATAGCGGAGGTAATCTTTGCGTCGTCTACGGTATCAACAGGATCAGAATCATCAGTCAGTTGAATTAAATCATCGTCTGAAAGAATCTCCTGAATATCCGATTTAGTACTGTAAGCCACAAAGCATTTACCTCAGTTATACTATGTTAATATTGTGTCGATCCAAAGATAACCGGCAGAATTGGCAGTAACTACTGTGCCAGTTTCTTCCATTGAATCATATACATGGCCTTTCTTTTCGTTATGCCAATAGCTCTCAGTGATACGAACTTGTTTGTTATCAAGTTTTGATCTAGTCTGAACACCGGCGTTAAGTTTTTTACGGCCAGGACCTTGAAAGGCGTATAAGAAAGCAGAACCCTTAGTATCGTTCTTTTCCCAAATGTATTGACCTGCATAAGCATCGGTTGAACCGGCATCGGCTGTATTCATAACAGCTCCACCAACTACAACACTACCAATTTGGAGAATGTTTGCTAATGAATCGGCTGTAAGTGAATCACGGCCTACATATTTAAGCTGTTCTCTCATATCGTCAATTCGTTTGATTGCTTGCATAGTGCCGAAATCAAGCATTAATCTAAGAGATTTAGGGTTTACACCTTCTCTTTTAAGTTTAGAAAGGGCTACATCAAAATCAGCTAAGAAAGTAGATGTAGAAGGGGCGAGCCATGAACCGGCCTGATCTTTTCCACCGGCTACACCGTCGGACCAAGTATCAGCAAAAATCGCTTCAGCAACTCTGATCTCACGACCTAAGTCTAAATCTTTTGAATTCTTTTCGATTGAATCAGTGGCTAATTCGATAGGGGGTGATTGTCCGTTAGGAATACCCGCATCTCGAAGATCTTCACGTGTGATCATATCAGAAGCCGCATATTGTTTGGTATTGGCATCGACGGTATCACGTTCAACCTGAGTAGTTTTGATTCTAGTACCTGGCGCACGTTCTGAGGCTCCGCTTTGGAACTGTTCACCCTTGTTATAACGTGTAATTTTTTGTTTTGGGCTCATGAGTTCAATCATGGGGAAAACTTCTTTATTGATCAATTCGCTGTCGTGAAATTTGACAGAAATATCTTGTGCGTGTCCGACTAGAACTTCTACATTTTGACCACTCATTTTGATAACCTCTTATTTTGTTGTTGTGAAAACCGTTTAATTAAATAATTTAAAAGACTTGATTAAGCTGTTGTGCCGCCTCTAGTTAGGTGAATAATAGAATACTTGTCTAGTGCGCTTCCACCTTCGTCAGCTTGACCCACTTCACGCTTGCCTGAAGCTGATGTAATAGCTTTACCGGCTGCGTCAGAAGCAACTACAGCCCCGTTTGCGACTGCGGCACCAGAAAGAACTCGAACTACATTACCAGAATTTTGCAAATGAACTTCAACAGATTCGCCTTGTGCGACGGTTTTTGAAGCTACGCCCTTGATCTCTTCGCCATCACCACAGGTAACGACTTCGCCATTGGAATCCAATTTAACAAAGGTATCCGCGACAATAGCAGCGCCCGCAATGTAAGTGAGTGATTTTTCTTCTGATACTTTTCTGCCTTGTCCCATGATAAGAGCCTCTTTTTAAATTGTAAATTCGTTATTTGTTAATAATTTGTTCTAATCTCTTGATTAAACTGAAGCTTTGAAAAGTCCAGGTTCTTTTTCTTGTAATTTTTTGATTGATTCGCCGTAAGTGCCACCGTCTTTTTCTTGGATAGCCGAGGCTTTTTCTTTGATTTGAGCTTCTATTGAAGCGGCTGCTTCGCTAACTTCGCCAAATACTGTGCCTGGTGTTACGCTTGCTTTCTTGTTCTCAAGGCTCAATTTGTAATTTTCTAGAGGTGTTCGAGATACTGTTTCGTCACCTTCTTTAAATTCTTGAGCGGCTTGGCCATCTAAAGCCTTAACGGTCATAAGAATAGATTGCTTTTCAGCAGGGTCGATTTTTCCATCAGAAACCAATTTTTCAGCAAAAGCGTTGTGCTCTGCGTCTTTTTTCTCAGATTCAATGGTATCAATGCTTGTTTGAAGCTCTTTGCTCTTAGCTTCTGAGGCCACAAGTTTTTCAGAAAACTCGCCTGATTCAATTGTTTTGGCTTCTAAGTCAGCTTTTAGTGAAGTGACTTCAATTTCTTGTAATTTAAATGCTGCTTCGTAATCCATTTTTTGATCCTCATTTGGGGTTTCTTTGAAAGTTTCCATTACTTTTGGTTCGGTAATTCTGGTTTGCTTAAGGTCATCTATTGAGAACTGAGATATAATACTGTCAGCCGTTTCGAGCCCTTTTTCACCTATCATGAAATCACGCATGCTTTGAAACATTCTTCCAACCGTTCTAAGGCCGAAAGCCGCGTCCATTTCAGCAAATTCAACGTCAATTTCAGCAAATTCGATAGTCTGAATATCTTCGCTTTCTGAATACGCGAAATCTGGCATACCTTTAACGGCAACCGGAGCACCACCAAAAAACCCAACATGCTTTAAGGATTTGTTTCCTCTAAGAGCAATTGATCGATGTTTAAAATTCTTTCTTTTTAGAGCTTCGCCAAATTCCTCTGTAATATCTGACATCCTAGCGAAAAGCTTCTTACCCTTGCGAAATAATTCGTTTGGTTCAAACCACGCGTAAGCGGGTGAGTTTTCTTTAGGGTGACCGATTACAGCCGGAACCGAATCTTTCATTTCGTTCGTGGCTTCGATTATTTGATCTAGATCCGCTTCAGTCCACGTTTGAGTATTCCCAGCGCCATCCGTTTGCTTACCGGCTCTGAATATTTCCATTGTGACTGTTTTGGTCTTGCTCATTATGAAGATTAAATTAAAACAAGTTTTTTTGCGCTCCTACGACAAAACGCTAGTCAATGGCACTGAATAATTGTATACTGTAGTTAAGATTAAGAACTGCTATGAAAATCGAAAACATTTAAAGAGAGAAAGGGCATAAGGGGGTAGGATGCTAGATCCGTTCACAATGCAAGAGGCCACGCCAGAGCGCGAGGCTGAAATCAGACAGAACCAGAAAGATTTTTTATTCGGTAGTGAGAATAACAATGATATGTACAAGTTCAAAGACGATAACACGCACCAGGGCAAGAATATAAAGCCTAGACGGTATAGGAGGGGGTAGGGTATGGAACTACAAAATGGCACTGGGAGAGGTTTATTTAACACACAATCTAACAGAGTATTTGAAAACAATTAAGGAGAGAATATGGATTACAAAAGACAAGATATTAACACACTACTTTCAGATATACAAGGGTTTATGGACTCTTATGAAAGTCTAACTACAAAAATGGAGTTTATAAACGATGTAAGAGAATATATTCATGAAAATGGGCCATTCAAAAATGAACCGGTAGATTTTGTAAGGTGGGTTGTTACAGATGATGTAATAGCTAATGAGTATAACCCTAATAAGGTCGCACCTCCTGAGATGGAATTATTAGAAGTGAGTATAATGAATGATGGATATACTCAACCTATTGTTACATGGCCTAATAATGATAAATCAGAGGTTGTGGATGGTTTTCACAGAAGTAGGGTTGGTAGAGAGTCTGCTATTGTTAAAGAAAGGATCATGGGGTTTTTGCCAACAGTAGCTATAAGAAATGAGCAGGCAAGCAAAAATGATAGGATTGCTTCAACTATTCGTCATAATAGAGCTAGAGGTAAACATCAAGTTGATGCTATGAGTGAAATTATTTTAGAGTTAAAAAATAGAAATTGGAAAAACTCAAGAATAGCTCGTGAACTTGGTATGGATGAAGAGGAAATATTAAGGCTTTGTCAGATTACAGGTTTACAAGATGTTTTTTCAGATGATGATTTTTCTAAGTCATGGATAGCTAGTGATTCTACTGAAAGTCCTTTTGAAGAGTTAACAGATGATCTAACTAATGAGGAAGTTGAAAAATATCGTACAGTAAATACTAATGATCCTGATAGAATATTCCATACATTTGATAAATGGGAGTGCCATAAGG